CTGTTTCATTTGAGTATCTTCAGCAATATAAGCCTGTTCACTTCTTCTAAGCTCATTTAAATCTTTTAGATACTTTTGAATCCATCCAGATTTAGTTTCTTCTGAAGCACTCTTATTAGTTTTCCAATAGTTTATTTTCTTTATTATTTCCTGAGCTTGAGTTTCATAAGTAACATACTCCTGCTCCTGCTTCATTTTTTGTGTACTGAGTTCCTGCATAGTAGCAAGACCCTCCCTTTCAATAGCTATTCTCTGGGAGTAGTATGATTTTAACTCGTTTAATTGATCTGAATTAAGATTGCCTAGATTACTTTTGTATTTAGGTTTATCAGCTGTGCCAACATTCTTATACATTAACCTATCAATCTGCTTATCCAACTCCATAGCAGGACTAGCATAATCTAATGCTCCTTTCATCTCAGCGATTTTGCCTTTTTCGTCCTGAATCAAGTCCCATAGTTTTTTGTATATAGGATATAATATAGCTAAGATACCTACGAAAGCAGCCAGAGTACCTAGTGTAGCAGCCATAGATACTGCCATTGTATCCGCAGCAACTGCTGTACTAGCGAAAGCACCTGTTACTGATTCAGCTCCAATTATTGCTCCTTTAAATCCTGCAGAAATCTTAGCCCAAACATCACCAATGATAATTTGTTTTGTCATAAAGTTCCAAGCAACTCCAATTGCTTTAACTCCAGTAACCAGTCCTGATATAGTATATATTAATGTTGAAATAATCAAGGATAATGGTCCCATTACTGCAATAATAGCTAATACCTTTAATTTATGTTGTTGTTGAGCCTCACTTAATGAGTTCCACCATTTAGTTAATTTTTCAAGTTCTGATACTAATTTATTAAGAACATTCACAATAGATGGTCCAATAGCTTGACCAAAGGAAATAAGAGATACATTTGCTTTGGCAATTGCAGTATCTAATTGCACTTTTAATGTATTAGATACAGCAGCTACAGCTGTGGCTAATGAACCATGAGCATTGGTAACTCGCTTCATTAACTCTGTATTATACTGGAAGTTCTTACCTGTTATAGATAAGAACCCTGTCATTGCCCTAATATTAGGCAAGACTTTTGCAGCTAATGTTTCTCCATATTGAGCCTGAGCATCCTTTAATCTTTGCATTAAATTAATAAGACCTTCAGGACCACTATGTAGTATATTTCTTAATTCTCTGTAAGATGTTCCAACAGCTGCAAGTGCTTTTGCTCCAGCACTTCCTTCTTCTTTTCCTTTCAATAAAACATTAAATACCCCTTTCAAATATGTTGCTGCCTGTGCTGCTGTAGATCCTGTTAATGTAATAGCAGCCATAGCACCTGCAACTTGATCTAAAGATGTTCCCATTATAGCTGCAATAGGAATAACAGAACCCATAGCTGATGCAAATCCAGTTGCCTCGGCTTTACCTTCTCTTACAGCAGCAACAAGTACATCTGTTGCATACGATGCAGTTAATCCTGTGCCTCTATAAGCATTTAAGGCAGATGTAAGATAATCTGCGATAGTTTTGGTTTCTCCTAGCCCAGCTTTTGCGGCTAGTGCAGACTGCCTAAGTACATCCAAGGCTTGAGCACCTTTGATTCCGGATGATGCAATAAAATATAAAGCATCCGCTAGTGCCTGAGGTGTTTGGGCAACCTCAGGCGACATCTTCAATATAGATTCTCTCCACTTATTTACAGACTCCTGTGCAACACCGGCTAACCCAACAATCTTTTGAATGGAGTATTCAAAGTCTTTAGCCATGTTAAATGCAGCACGTCCTGCTGCAACCATAGGCAGGGTCAATACCGTGGAAGACAAATAACCAAAAGTACGTAACCTTTGAGCCATTGTATTTAGACCCTTAGTCATTTGATCCAGACCTGAAAGATCTGCTCCTAGTGTTACTGTTAATGTTCCTATATTCATCTTCCTTGGTATTTATCTGGTTGTATCTTTTTTGCTACTTTCTTTCTTTTTGATCCACCGAATATTGTTTTAAGTGTATCTTTCATATCAGTAAGACTTTGAACTTTAGGTTCAGGCTTTTTAACATCCTCACCCCATTTAATCATAAAATCTGCTGGAGTTACTTTTACTTCTGGTTCACCTTCTTTATGATATAAAGCATTTACAATATTAACAAGTAGACATTCAAATTTTGCTATCCTCAAATCATCCCTCCATTCTCCTATCGGATCTATCTCATTATATGCCATCCATTCTGCAATTTGACTGGATGTGAGATTGTCCGATAAGATGTCTGGATGGACTACTCCTATTTCCCTACAGAGCCGGAAGAGGAATTGTTTTCCGGGCCTGGCTTTAAGTTTTTTACTAAATCATCCTGATCCTTTTTGGAGATTGCATTTAATCTGTTAGCAACTTCTACAATCTTTTCCAATCTGGAAGCTCCCATGTTTTGACTTAACTCGTCCCAATCCTCAGGAAGGAATACAAGAGCACCGTCTTCCTCACATACAGTTTGAACTGCTAATTTTGCACGAAAATCTTCTGTTCTCTGTTCAAATGTGGTTTCACCTTTCTCATTAACTAATTTATGAACAAGTGACTGTTCAAAATTGTCACGACCTCTTCCGGTCATTTCTGTTACAAAGACAAAGTCTCCGTCTTCAAATTCTACCTTTTCTCTTTTCAATAATTGCTTCTGCAATAATGCTTTTCTACCTAGTTGTGCCATGATTAGTTTTGTATTAAATGATTAAAAAATAAACTCTTGATTAGAGGTTTAATGATTAAATCCCAGTTGTACCACTGGAAGATTCTACAACGTCTCCTGTAATCTTAATAGTGACGTCAGCTGTAATCTTATCATCCGTTGGAATTGTTAACGGAATCTCAGTAACCAAACCTTCAAACTCAAATGCGGTGTGTTCCGTATCTGGTAGAACAATTTGATAGTTCTGTGCTACGGCACTTTCAAAGTCCGTCTTCATTGCATGATATGATGCCCTTGTAAAGTTCATCTTTAGTGCAATGGTCCCAGCATCACGGAAACCGGTAATAAATTCTCGGTACCCTCCTGTAGAGTCTAGTGAAGTTACATCAATAAAACTTCTGGTCATTGTTGGACCAGTAATTGAGTTAACCTCAGCAAGAGTCACCCAGGCAGAACCGGACCACCTTTGAAATTTGGTTCCTACTCCGGAAACTGCTTTACTTGACATAATTTACCTCCTTTTAGTTTATACAGCTCTGCGCTGTATGTTAAAATTAATAATAAATAGAGCATTCCCATTATCATCCCAATCCAAGTGGGCGGGTCCACTGGAACAGTAAATAAGAGAATATAAAGTTGCATTCCATGTCTCTTGTGCCCGGCCATGAAGTGCAGTCTTTATGCGTTCTATAAGAGCCCAACCTGTTTGATAATCATCATTGCGAACTCTTATTTGTATAGATGGATATTCAAATCCTGTATCGCCTGGTCCCAATCCTAAGTATGGATGAAACCCAATTGTATCAAATATTGTAATACAATTCTTTGGTTTGCTTGGTTCTCTACCAATAAATATACTATCAGAGGATATTCCTATCCCAGAAGATTCTCCAAACTCTTCTAACATTTCTTTAATATCTTCACTGGATGCTTGCATTTTCTCTAATTATTTGAATTATCCTTGGTGTTTCTCTTTTAAGGGCAGTCTCAAGCCATTTAGGTCCTGACGGTAACAATTTAACTATACCATTCTTTTTCTTTTTCTTAACTCTTTTAAACTCTGCTCCAATCATTTCATGTACAAATAATGCATAGTTAGCAGAATAACCCATCATTAAGAATTTAATCCTTGTACCACTCTTAGCTGCTATTATTTCCTGAGCCTCTAATACTGTCATTGTATGATCTCCTGTTAATTTAGAAGCCTGATATCCTACAAATGTAGGACCTTGTCCAACAGGAACAGAATTAGATGTAACTACAAACCAACTAGCTCTAAGGTTTCCTAAATCTACTGGAGTTACCGGAGCTGTATCTTCTGTTGATCTTCTTACATGCGCAGCAGCTTTAATTAACCCAGACATTGTTCGTTGTGTAATAGCCATAATCTCTTTGTTAAGATTACTTGTAACTTTTTCAAGTCCCCTAACTCGAGTATTTGGATATAGTTGAGAATAATTAGGCATTTATTGTCCTCCAAATGATAAACTAGGTGTTAAAAATGCTTTCCTTATAAATCCTGTTGCTTTTAAATCAGGAACTTTTTGAAATCTTTTTATATAATAAGCACCATCTACTGTCTTAGGTTCATCTGCCTGGGCACTATCCAAATCATCAAGAGTACCTAAATAAATCATTCCATCCTCATCTAAATCTTGAACGGAATAAATTACTGCCCTAGATGTAATCTCATTACCCTCCTTATCGGACACAAGTTGTTCCATTTCCTCCCAACGTACTCCATTATTAGGAGGTGTTAATTCTACTGGAGAGTCAAAAGTAAAACCACCATGACCATCGTTTACCGGATTACCCCAATAAACAGCAGTCTGATTACAAAACTTATTTAATATTGATGCTAGATTCATTAATTTTAACTTTTAATTGCATACATGCTTGCTGCTCTTTTACCAATACCTATCATTAAACCAGAACGGTCTAATAAAAGAACCATTTGACCATAAGAAGTAGATTCCAAACCATCACCTTTCCAATCATGGTATCTAACAGAAGCATCACCTAATTTTTCTTCAATAGGACTTCGTTCCTGTGTACTAGCTATCATATGTGCTACAAACCATTTTTCAATTTCTATTGTTAAAGCGTCTACATTGGTAGCTCCAAATACTGAATCTATTAATGAAGATCCTGCAACAATATACAAACCTACTGTAGCATCAAGGATATTTACACCAGGCATTATTGCTTTTACTTCAATTGCAGTTACTCTTATTGCCATTATTCATTACTCCTTTCTTTTTGTTTAGATCCCCAAAGTAGAGGATCTATATAATTTAATGCTTCCTTTTTCCAAGTTAATCCTAACCATTCAATTACTTCATATAATTGTTGTAGATTACCATTTATCATTCTCTCTGGCCAGATAATCTTACAATTAAGACCAGCTTCAATCATTTGTACAAATCTTATCTCATATTCATGCACCCACTCTAACCAACCTTTTTCATCCTCATAGGCTGTCATGTATCCTGTTTTTAAACAAGATTGAATAACATCTCCAGTTCTGCGTCTCACAATAATCCACTTAGCATTTGGAAAAGCATTATTCCATATAGGCCAGATTAATCCCATCTTAGTATCCTTATACATCCAAGGTCCTTTAACATAACCGTCATGTTCTATTAGACTTTCTATTCTCTTCCCCCAATCCATTGGAATGGACAGTTCTTTTGTTTTTGGTAAAGGAAATTGCCCTCCTGGATCTGTTCCCATCCTCTCCATATATGGTTTTACAATAATACCAGATATATGAGGATTCTCAAACATCCATTTATTATTTCTTTCCGCATCACCAACAAAAGCACCACATTCATGAATTACCTTAGCAATCATTGTAGTTCCAGAACGTGGAATACCTGTTACAAGTATAGGAGCTACATTTATCATCTGAAATCACTTATTACTTCTCTTCTATTCTCATCCCTTATTTTCTTACAGGTTACCCTAATTAATTGATTGGGGTGTATTCTATAATATGCTAAATAAGAATTGCAATATCCTATTTTCATTCCAGCTTTTAAACAACGTAGATTAAATTCATATTCCTCAAAAGAACGTACTTTGTCTGATTCATTAAATAAACCTACCTTATCAAAAAGTGATCTCTTATACATTAAGGTTGCACTATGTATTGTATTTCTCTGCATCAGCTGTATTAAAGAAGGAACTTGCATAATAGGTCTCCATCTTATAGATTTTCCTGAGGCTGCACTTAATTGTAAAGCATTTCCATGAATAAAATCTACTCCTTGGGAGTCTATAGCAGCAACAGAATCCTCTATACAGTTCTCAGTTAACATATCATCCTCATGCAAATATTTAATATAATCACCTGTTGCCTTTTTTAATCCTTCATTAAAGTTCTCTGGCCAACAACCATCCCCTTTGCTAAGGATTAATTGTACATCCTTTGGTACACTACTAATTGCTGCCTGAAGCCAGCCTCTATCCTTATTGTAAGGTATTATAACTGTAACCTTTTTTCCTTTAAGACTCACCTTCGTCTTAGGCAGGATCGGTTGTTCTATATAAAGTTTAACCCACTCCATTGTTTTCGCAGCTTCAAATATTCTTGGTTTACCATGAAAACAAATCAGATCGGCATTCTCAGGTACTAAAGAAAGAAATCTGGAAGGCCTAGGTTTAAAATCATGAATTGTATCCGTTAATTGCTGCCAAAATATCACCTTTCCTAATCTTGTCCTTAAAAAAGTATCCATTCTAAAACCAAAGGCTTTACCTGACTCTTGCCATGCATCCCAAACTTCTTTAATCTTATAAGAGGAAGAAGGAAACCAAACCAATCCAGTTGCTATTTGATTCTTCTGCCAGAAGTCTTCTAATACAATTAATTGAGTAGGATCCTTAATTAAATCAAATATGTTTTCCAAAGAGTTAATAATAGCGGTATCTAAATCGACGTATAAGAATGGACGATATATTTCCATCTCAGGACTATATAATTGCATCCTGGACCAAGTACCTGGGTATTCGTTTGTAAGTGGGACAATCTCAATATTACCTAGATTATAAGAACAACTAGCCTTATCCCACAAACATATTATTCTAGGCTTAAGAGCATCTCTCCATTTTTCATTAATGTGACGTGCAATCAATTCCACATCTCGGAATTCGAAATCCCCTCCACTTTTTAATACTAATACTATGGTTCTTTGTGTACTCATGATGGAAATATACTTAATAATTCTGAGTTAATTTCTTTTAAATTTGATAATAAACAAGTTGTTGGAGGTGATGTTTTAAAATGATGTATATGCTTAAACATTGAAAAGTCATAAGCATAACAATTTGTTAACCCTTGCCAAACACATTCTGTATCGTGTACAATAATATAATCCGCAACATCCTTAAGAGCAACAACAACAGGTTGACGAAACTCCGCAGGAGCTCCATCTACAAAAGCTACCGAGTATTTTCCTTTAGATATTATATACTCTATCAACTTTGAAGGATCCTGTACTGGAGCTGGAATCCTATTCTTTGATATTTTATACGGAATTAATTGAATTTCATGAACTTGTTTTTTGTAACCTTTAAATTTATTATACCATTCTTCATCTGTTTCTACGGATAATAATTCTCTGCCTTGCATACCACATATTATACTCATAAGCGGAGTGCTATTATGCCCCATCCCAAACTCTAACACCTTTCCTTCCGTTATTGTATTTAAGGTATGAATAAGTAATGGTTGATGAGAACTGAAAGCTTCTATTGGCTTTCCCTTCTTAAATAAAAGATAAGACACTTTATGCTTATCCTTCAATAGATCAATATGTTTATCATTTAACATAAGACAATATTTTATTTTTCCAATATCCAAAATTCAATTTATCCATATTCCATTGAGCATGTATTATTCTATCATACTCATCGATCAACATCGACTGATTAATCTCTTCCCAACTATCTACAAACAATATTGGAAGGTCTGTATAAAATTGATTGTTAATATTTCTTTTTTCAATAGGTATAGACCCCATATATAAACATTCCCAGGTTCTAACAGTATCAATCCCATGACCCTCAGGGCATATAACAAAAGGATGACTATATACATTAGAAATATAATCATCAAAGCGAGTTCCATTTTGTCCTCTTTCCACTGTAACCCAAGGTTTATTCTCAAGAGCATAATATGGAGGATTGCGTTTTGCAGGATTAGTGTTTATATTATGATTCATGTAAACAAGATTCTTACATGTTCTAGGCTTCTGTAATAAACCAATCATAACTCCTCTTTTCTTTGGAAACCATTTAAGGTTCTCAAGTCCTATCGGAAGTGATTCAATCTTCTCATGAACAATGTTTACATTCTGAGCAAACCAATGTATTAAGTTATCTGGAATAGTAAACGAAGAATCAACACAATCATCACTATTATGAGTAATCAATACAAAAGGTTCTTTTGGTAGATTCCAAAAGAAGTTATCAAGCTCATGAGTATGACAATAAAATATTGTCTTTTTATCTGCTAACTCGATAAAACGCTCACCCCTTATATGGTCTTGTAATATCATCCTACGTTTTTAAAAAGCATGTTTCCAAATCCACCATTAGTTATTCTTCTAGTATCACAATCAAGAACTTCAAATCCTTTATCCCTTAATAAACCTATAATCATTCTATAAGGAACATCTCCATGATAATAACTAGAGAAAGAAACCTCACTGATTATAAATTTAACATTCTTTATCTTATTTCCAGCTCCTTTTATAGCAAGATGCTCAGCTCCTTGTAAATCCATACATAATAGATCAACTTCCTTTATATTCTCCTGCTCCATAAAAGTATCTAATCGAATCGATTCCACTTGAATCTTCTTCTGTATAAAGGATTCCTTATTATCTCTATGAAACAATAAAGAAGAAGCTCCAATATTTTTATCACTCGATTTAACCATATCTGTAGCATAAAAATCTACAACACCGTTTTTATCATAAACAGCATATTTCATTAATTTGATATTCTGAATATCTTTAATATTATCCTCACATACTGAAATACTTTCTGGATTACATTCAAAGGAATATATTATTTCTGGATGATAATAGTTATTCAATTCAATAGCATCTAAACAATCCCTACTACCACACTCCACTATTGTTTTAACGGATACATATTGCATCCAATCTATAAATCTTTTATGTAGATAACTACATTTCATTTGCTCAAATATTTAGCTAAATTCTTACAGTGGATGTGCAGATTGTTTATTCTTACTTCCTGTCCGTCATATTTAAAATAAGGAATATTTCTATCTAATTCATCCTTATGCCAAACAACATCATAATCAGGATGTTCCTCTAATAACTGTCCTATATAGTGATCTTTTGGTTTTAATCCAGGCATCATTTCCTGAGCATTACCTCCTACAAACTGTCCCCAACTAGCAGGATCAAATATTGAATTAAAAGAGGAATAATTATTAGAATACTCTCCAAATGGAAGAATAGGAAGAAATTGTAACTTATCTGGATGATCTTTACTAAAAGCTCTCATTAGAGTCATTTCATTAACCATATCCATTCCATATTGTTTTATAAGAACCCTTTTTCCAACTTCTCGTAACTTATCTAGAAAGTATTGAGTTAACACCGCTAAGGATTCATTATCTTTAATAAACATAAAACCTGTCATACATTTATCAGGACCTCCTACTGTAATTGCAAGATTTGGATACAGTCTCATCATCTGTTCGTTAATTTCAACTATATCCCTATATAATAAAATATCATTCTCAAAATGGTACACATTCTTTAATCCGCAATCTTTTATATATCTTTCGATGTACATTAATCTGGTAGATGTGATAACCCAAAATTGATAATGCCGTGGTTTTCTAAAGTAATTAAAATATAAAGTGAATCTACTGATTTTATCAGAATAGAATTCATCCTTATTTACAGCAAGTACATTATATTTTTTGAATAAAGGATTACGCTTATGAACCTTATCAGTTAAGAAATGAATATTAATATCCGGATTAAATAACCTTATTTGTTTAAAGTTATCCTCCAAATATATTGGAAGTTCAGGTCTGTCACTATGAAACATTATTAGATCCATGAGTGCATTTTTATTATATCAGTATTACTATCTTTAAAAGATTCTATATATTGCATCATTTCTTCTCTTGTCCAAATTTCTCTTTTTGCCTTACCCTGAGTTAGAATATGTTTGTAATTATAATCATCTGGAAAATACTTTGTAACATAATTACCATATAATTCATATTCTGAGAATCCTGAGGCATCCTTTAATTTATTAATTTCCTTAACAGCTAATTCAAAAAACCCTTCCTTAGTTACTGCAAGCCTATCCAACATGTCTTGTATAATACTCCACTTGAAATACATCACTTCATTTATAAATGAGAAATTATATTCTCTTCCTAAATCAAGTAAATCCTTCATAAATTGGAAATAAGGACGATGATGTTGATCCTTACCGAACAAGAAAGTAGGTCTACCTCCTTGAATAATATTAATCTGTTTATTAAAATAAATATCGGAGTCTACAACTAAATAATCATCAGAAGTAACTCGTTGAAATAACTTAATAAATTGCTGCTTATACCAGCCTTTTCTTTTATTAGGAATATCTATAAGCTTCCCAAAATCAAAATCTAGAACATCTTCATCTAAAAGATAAATAACACTAACATCAAGAACCTTTAATGTATCTGGTACTTTTACATTTGATACACAATAAATATTATCAACTTCTTCAACATTATTTATTATAGATTCTACAACAAACCTCAGTTTGAGAAAGTCTTTTTCAGCCAATGTTATAAGTACATCAAACATAATTATATCTTTAACCAATCTTTTGGATAATACAAATCGTCATCTTCCTTCTTTCCTAACAACCATCCTGAAGGAGCTATTACTTTCTTTCCAGGATTATTATTTAAGAAAGCAGCCCACCAACTAAATGTACTATTAGCAATGATATTATGTGTACACAATCTCATTAATTCAAAGTCTAAATATTCTGGTAAATGTACAAATGTAAGCTTTCTTGAGAAGTACTCTTTCTTAAAATAATGTTTACACCATTTGATATCATCACTAAATATATAAATATCTCCTTGAAGGTTTGTTAGGGCTTCTAAATAATATCCTAATGAAAGTACTCCAAATCCATGATTGCCTAAGTAATCTGTTCTCCTAACATGAATAGAGATTATAT